ACCTGATGCGAAGAAGATGTTCACAGACAAGGTGGTACCGATATCCGTTAATTACCCATTCTTTTTCAAGCCGACCCAGGACGGTATGGACAGGCCCAAGACCGAGCTTGCCTATCGTGTCCCCGCCACAAAATACACCCGTCGTAAGCTTACCTCGTCCACCACGGAAGAAATTGCCCAAGAGGAATTACAAGGCTTGGACACCACAATCGACTGGAAGAACACGGGTGACAACTCCTACGATGGTGAGAAACTCAAACTCCTCGTCCACGATGAGAGCGGTAAGTGGGAAAGGCCGAACAACATCCTCAACAACTGGCGTGTTACGAAAACAACCTTAAGATTAGGTAGTAGAATCATAGGTAAGTGTATGATGGGATCAACATCAAACGCTTTAGATAAAGGTGGTAGAAACTTTAAGAAATTATATGACGACTCGGACGTTACAAAAAGAAATAGCAATGGACAGACTCGCTCAGGACTCTATTCTTTGTTCATACCTATGGAATGGAACTACGAAGGATACATTGATTCTTATGGCTTACCTGTATTCGACACACCAAAAAAACCTATTGAAGGACCACAAGGTGATAAAATAAAAATAGGTGTAATAGAGTATTGGAACAACGAAGTAGAAGGACTTAAAGACGATCAAGATGGTTTAAATGAATTTTATAGACAGTTTCCACGTACAACTAAGCATGCTTTTAGAGACGAATCAAAAGAGTCTTTATTTAATCTAACTAAAATATATCAACAAATAGATTTTAATGAAGATTTAAAAAATTCTATTAATGTAACGAAAGGTAGTTTTCAATGGGAAAACGGAGACAAAGATACTAGAGTTATATTTGTACCAAATAAAAATGGTAGATTTTTTATAAGCTGGGTACCTCCTATTAATTTACAAAACAAAAGGTTTTTAAAAAATGGAGTTAATTATCCAGGTAATGAACACTGTGGCGCCTTTGGTTGTGATCCATACGATATATCAGGAACAGTAGACAAAAGAGGATCTAATGGATCTTTACACGGTCTAACTAAATTTAGCATGGAAGAAGTTCCAGCAAATCATTTTTTCTTAGAATACATAGCTAGACCACAAACTGCTGAGATATTTTTTGAAGATGTATTAATGGCTTGTGTATTTTATGGCATGCCGATATTAGCGGAAAACAATAAACCAAGATTACTTTATTATTTTAAACGTAGAGGTTATAGAGGTTTTGCTATGAATAGACCAGATAAAAAAAGAAACAAACTATCTGTAACAGAAAGAGAGATAGGTGGAATACCTAACTCAAGCGAAGACATCAAACAAGCACACGCTTCTGCTATAGAAACTTACATAGAGCATTTTGTTGGATTAAAAGAAACCGGATATGGTGACATGTATTTTCAACGAACTTTAGAAGACTGGTCTAAGTTTAATATAAACAACAGGACGTCTCACGATGCTTCTATTAGTTCTGGCTTAGCTTTAATGGCTTGTAATAAACATAGGTATTCACCGACAAATAGAAAAGAATTAAAACCAGTTGATTTAGGTATTAAAAAATACGACAACAAAGGAGCTATATCAAAAATTTTAAATTAATGAATATATATACTAACACGAGAACTTCATTTCCTAGCCAAGTGGTTAGCGACGCAGAAAAAGCCAGTATTGAGTATGGTAAACAAGTCGCACAAGCAATAGAGGGCGAATGGTTTTCTCAAGGTAGAACAACTGGAAATAGATATTTAACAGCTTGGAATAATTTTCATAATCTAAGATTATACGCTAGAGGAGAGCAGTCTATACAGAAATATAAAGATGAATTGTCTATTAATGGTGATTTGTCTTATCTTAATTTAGACTGGCAACCAGTGCCTATATTATCAAAATTTGTTGATATAGTTGTAAATGGGATATCTGCTAGAACGTACGATATAAAAGCTTACGCTCAAGACCCTGACTCTATAAAGAAAAGAACCGCTTATGCTTCTAAAATATATGAAGATATGTTGGCTAAAGATTATTTAGATGGATTAAAAGAAACTTTAGGTATAGATTTATATCAAGTTCCTAATCCAGACCAACTACCAGAAAGCGAAGAAGAGTTAGAATTACACATGCAGCTTAGTTATAAGCAGTCTATAGAAATAGCAGAAGAAGAAGCTATATCTTCTGTAATGGCTCAAAATAAATATGATTTAATAAAACGTAGATTAAACATGGACTTAACGGTTTGTGGTATCTCTGCTGCCAAAACAAATTTTAACTTAGCTAATGGAATAACTATAGACTATGTAGATCCAGCTTATATGGTTTATTCATATACTGAAGACCCTAATTTTGAAGACATATACTACGTTGGCGAAATAAAAGCTATAACAATATCGGAACTTAAAAAAGAGTTTCCAGACTTATCTAATAAAGAGTTAGAACGTATACAAAATATGCCAGGTAATAGATCTTATATAACTGGTTGGGGAGATTATGATGACAATACGGTTCAAGTTCTTTATTTTGATTATAAGACTTACCATAATCAAGTGTTTAAAATAAAGCAAACAGATCAAGGTTTGATAAAAGCTATTGAAAAAGATGATACTTTTAATCCACCTGAAAACGACAGCTTTGAAAGAGTATCAAGATCAATCGAAGTTTTATATAGCGGAGCTAAAGTACTAGGTACTGATACTATGTTGAAGTGGGAACTTGCTAAAAACATGTCAAGACCTTACGCTGATACTACTAAAGTAAAAATGAATTATTCTATATGTGCGCCTAGAATATATAAAGGCAGAATAGAATCACTGGTTAGTAAGTGTATAGGTTTTGCAGATATGATTCAGTTAACTCATTTAAAGCTACAGCAAGTTATGTCTAGAATAGTGCCTGACGGTGTGTACTTAGACATGGACGGTTTAGCTGAAGTTGATCTAGGTAATGGTACAAACTATAATCCAGCGGAAGCGTTAAATATGTATTTCCAAACTGGTAGTATTGTAGGTAGATCGCTTACACAAGACGGTGACATGAATCCTGGAAAAGTACCTATTCAAGAGCTAAACTCTAGTTCTGGTCAAGGTAAAATACAAAGCTTAATACAGACGTATCAATATTATTTACAAATGATACGCGATGTAACCGGACTGAATGAGGCTAGAGATGGTAGTACTCCAGACAAAAGCACTTTAGTAGGATTACAAAAGATGGCTGCTAACGCGTCTAACGTAGCTACTAGACATATTAAGCAAGCTGGTTCTTATTTAACGCTTAGAATTGCAGAGAACATAGCCCTTAAAGTAGCAGATGCTTTAGAGTTTCCATTAACAGCTGAATCACTAGTTAACTCTATAAGTAGTTACAATGTAAACACTTTAAAAGAAGTTGTTAATTTAAATCTACATGATTTTGGAATATTCTTAGAATTAGAGCCAGACGAAGAAGAGAAACAGCAACTAGAACAAAACATACAAGTAGCTATACAAAAAGGTGGTATTGATCTTGAAGATGCTATTGATTTAAGACAAATAAAAAATCTTAAACTAGCTAACCAACTTTTAAAAGTAAAACGTAAACAAAAAGCTGTTAAAGAACAAGAGAACGCTCAAGCTAATATAGCAGCTCAAAGTGAAGCTCAAGCCGCTGCTAATGAAAAAATAGCAATGAACGAGGTTCAAAAACAAGAAGCTATTACTGGTGCTAAAGTTCAATACGAGCAGTCAAGAACTCAAATGGAGATTCAAAAAATGCAAACTCAATCTCAACTTGATATGCAAAAAATGCAAATGCAACATCAATTTGACGTTGAATTAGCTAAGATGCAACTTCAACAACAACAAGAAAAACAAAAACAGCAAGAAGAAGCTAAAGACAAGCGTATACAAATGGAAGGTACGCAACAAAGTAAAATGATAGAACAAAGAAAAAACAATGGACTACCTATAGACTTTGAAGAAGAAGGCGCATCAAGCGAACCATCTATGATGGCGGAGAGTGAGCAATAAGCTTAAATTTATTAATTATTTAATTATATTATATTATGTCAGAAACAAAAACAAATGAACCTGTTAAGCAGGAAGGTGAATTCAAAATAAAAAAGAAAACAACACCTAAAAAATTAACTGAAACAAAAGATAACATTACAAAAGTAAATGTTAATCCAAAAGAACCTTTAATTGAAATACCAAACAACGTAACTAAAGTTGAAATAAAAAAAGAAGACGATGCCATTCAAATCGGAGAAACAGAGAAGGTATCTATGGAAAAACCATCCGGAGATAGCACAAAGGTGGGAGAACCTGTACAAGAGTCCAACGAGACTACTGAAGGGATTTCTCCGATCAAAGAAGTAACAGAAGAAGTTGAAGAAATAAAAAAAGAAGTAAAAGAGGCTATAAGAGATGAAAAAATACTAGGTAAACCTTTACCAGAAAACATCGAAAAATTAGTTTCGTTTATGGAAGAAACAGGTGGAACCATAGAAGATTACACTAGATTAAACGCTGATTATACAAGCGTAGACGATAATACTTTATTGAAAGAGTATTATAAAAAATCTAAACCACATTTAGATTTAGAAGAAATTAACTTCATAATGGAAGAAAACTTTGATTATGATGTAGATATTGACGAAGAGCGAGAAGTCAAAAAAAAGAAACTCGCTAAAAAAGAAGAGGTTGCAAAAGCTAAAAACTTTTTAGAGGAAACTAAGAAAAAATATTACGACGAAATCAAGTTGAGACCCGGCGTAACTCAAGACCAGCAAAAAGCAATGGATTTTTTCAACCGCTATAATAAAGAGCAAGAAATAGCTACACAACAACACGATTTATTTAAACAAAAGACTAAAAATTTATTTAATGACGATTTCGAAGGTTTCGATATTAAAGTTGGAGATAAAAGATATAAGTACAATGTCGTTAATCGTGATAAAGTAGCCGAAAGCCAATCTAACATAACAAACCTTGTCGGGAAGTTCCTAGACAGCGAAGGTAATGTGGAAGATGCTAAAGGTTATCATAAAGCTATTTATGCTGCTGAAAATGTAGATAAGATTGCCGCTCATTTTTATGAGCAAGGAAAAGCAGACGCTGTAAAAGACGTTGTAAACAAATCAAAAAACTTGAGTAACACTGAAGCTAGGACTTCTCAAGGAGACGTGTTTATTGGCGGTATGAAAGTGAAAGCTATTTCTGGTGCAGACTCTACAAAACTTAAAATTAAAACGAAAAGGTTTAACTAATTAAAATTAACAAATTATGAGTTTATCTCCACAATTTGGTAGTATTGTACCTTCGCAAGTTCAACAAACTCTAGCTAATAACTATCTTGTATTTGATGGTGGCGCTGGAGGAAATTTTGCGCAACAATATTTACCAGAAATTTACGAACAAGAAGTAGAGCGTTATGGAAACAGAACGTTATCTGGCTTCTTAAGAATGGTTGGCGCTGAAATGCCAATGACAAGTGATCAAGTAATCTGGTCAGAACAAAATAGATTACACATTGCATACGATAGTTGTGGTGTTGAAGCTGGTGGTGGTGCTGGAGCTAATTTAGCTTCTGTCATCAATATTGGTGGTGGCGCAACTGCTTTGAATGTAATATCTGTAAACGATACTGTAGTTCTTTTAGATCCTGCTAATGGAGTAGAAGCTAAAGGTATTGTTCAGGCTACAACTCCTGGTGTAGTTGGTGGTGCAAGTGGAACTATTACAGTTCAACCATTTGCTAATCAAACTTTTGATGCTAGCGGTATTTCTATTACTGGAGCAGGTGCTTTAGGTAGTATTAAAGTATTTGTATACGGTTCTGCTTACCAAAAAGGAACACAAATGACAGGCGGTACAGTTGCTAATGGAGCTGCGTCTAGAGTTTCTGTAGAACCACAATTTACTCAGTTTTCTAACTCACCTATTATATTGAGAGATCAGTACGTTATAAACGGATCTGATATGGCTCAAATTGGATGGGTAGAAGTTGCAACTGAGGATGGTGCTTCTGGTTTCTTATGGTACTTAAAAGCTGAGTCTGAAACAAGACTACGTTTTGAAGATTACCTAGAAATGTCTATGGTAGAAGGTGAGCTAAATGCAAATGCTAACGCTGCTGCAGGAACTGCTGTGGCTTTCTTACCAGGTACTGAAGGTTTATTTGCTGCTATCAGAAACAGAGGAAATGTAGAAGTAGGATTTACTGCTGCTGCTGGACTAGATGAATTTGATGCAATTCTTAAAAACTTAGATACTCAAGGTGCTATTGAAGAAAACATGCTTTTCTTACAGAGACAAACTGCTCTTGATTTTGATGATATGCTAGCAAGCATTTCTGGCGGATTCGCTGGAGGAACTGCTTTTGGTTTATTTGAAAACTCAGAAGAAATGGCTCTTAACCTTGGTTTCTCAGGATTTAGAAGAGGTTCTTACGACTTTTACAAAACTGATTGGAAATACTTAAATGACGCTTCAACTAGAGGTGGCATTGTAGGTGTTAATTCAATTGAAGGTGTATTAGTACCTGCTGGAACTTCTACAGTTTACGATCAAGTACTCGGTACAAACATCAGACGACCATTCTTACACGTACGTTATAGAGCTTCTCAAGGAGACGACAGACGTATGAAGTCTTGGTTAACTGGTTCTGCTGGTGGTGCATTTACTTCAACTCTTGATGCTATGGAAATTAACTTCCTATCAGAAAGATGTTTAGTAACTCAAGCTGCTAACAACTTTGTATTATTTCAAGGATTATAATAATCCATTAATGTAATTCTTACCCTCGTTAAATTAACGGGGGTAATTATTACTTTTATAACTATTTAATTATATTATATTATGTCAAAAATAAAAGAAAATCCAGTGTTAGACTGGGAAATAAAAGATAGAGTTTATTATTTAAAAGGTAATAAATCTCCTTTAACGTTAACTATACCAGCTAAGCATACTAAAAAACATGCTTTACTATATTTCGATGAAACAACTGGTAGACAAAGAGAAATAAAATATGCCACCAATCAAGACTCGCCTCTTGTAGATGAACAAAAAGGTGAATGCACAATGGGTCATATTATATTTAGAGACGGTACGTTAAGAACTAAAAAGCATGAAACTGCATTACAAAAACTTCTTTCATTATATCACCCTTTAAAAGGTAAAACATATGAAGAGTTTAAACCTATTGCTGAAGCTTCAGATCAATTAGATGATATTAATCTAGAACTAGACGCAATGACTGCAGCTAGAGCTATGGATATTGATCAGGTTGAAGCAATATTAAGAGTTGAAAAAGGATCAAGTGTAAGAAACATGAGCTCTAAAGAATTAAAAAGAGATGTATTGTTGTTTGCTAAAAGAAACCCTGCTACTTTTATAGCATTAGCAAAAGATGATAATGTCATGTTAAGAAATTTTGCTATAGTTGCTCAAGAAAATGGGATAATAAAATTATCTCAAGATCAAAGAACATTTACGTGGGCTTCAAATGGTAAAAAATTAATGAACATTCCTTTTGATGAAAACCCGTATTCAGCATTTGCTGCTTTCTTAAAAACAGATGAAGGTGTTGAAATCTATAAATCTATAGATAAAAAACTAAAATAACAAGTGATACTATATATAGGCGGATTCGTCCGCCTTTTTAGTATATAAAAAATTAATAATGGTAAACGTAAATACAGTATATACAACAGTCTTGTCTATTTTGAACAAAGAACAAAGAGGTTATGTTACGCCAGATGAGTTTAATAGGTTAGCTGCTCAGGTTCAATTAGAAATATTTGAATCTTACTTTCCTGACGGAACACAATTAAACCGTCAAAACCAAAACAATACACAAAACGATACAGAGTTTTTTAATATATTTAAAAACCAAGAAGAAAAACTTTATGGATTTCAAAAAGAAATTAACTTTTCTCTAGACGCTCAAACATTAATGTGGTATCAAACCCAACCGGTTAATTCAGCAGATTATGTTGCTACTATATATTGGATGGGTGACATATTATCAACATATAATTCTGCTTTAGTAGGAAACACTGACCCTAGACCTTCTTCTTCAGGCGGTCAATTTATTACTCAATTAGTAAGCAAAAGAGATTATAATAAAATTATAAGATCTAGAATTACTGCTCCTACATATCAATTTCCTATAGCATTTGCTAATACATCAACAGTTGCAAATTTTGACAATGTTGGTTTAACAGTATCACCAACTCCAAACGCGGTTAATGTAAATTGCATTGTTACACCTATAGTTCCTTCTTGGAGCTTTAGTGTTGGACAAGCTGGTCAATATATTTTTAACCCAGGTAGCGCCGTGAATTTTGAGCTTCACATTTCTGAACAAACTAATATCATAATAGGAATATTAAAATATGCCGGTGTTATTATAAACGATCCTACGATAATAGATGTAGCTGCTCAAGAAGCGGCTCAAGTACAAGCTAACGAAAAATCTTAAATAAATGAGTCTAGTAACAGAAACAAATCAACAATATTACCAAGGCGCTCAAGGCTTTAGAGGTGCTTTACTAGCCGATGGCAATTTACAGAGCACTTTTGTAACTACTTTTAATACAGATTTAGTTTTTGGAGGTGCAGACTCTAGCGGTGTAGAATCCTGGAATCCAGCTAGCATTAACTACGCTTTAAATAACTTTAAAATATACACAAGTACTGATGCAGTTCCTGGCAATTGGCAGGAATACATATTAGCTTATAGTGTTGTGGGTAATTCTATAACTTTTGCAAATCCGCCAGCTGCAAATCTATATATAGTTGTTCAACTGAAAACACTAGATGGTGGTCAATATGCTAGCACTTTAGCAGAGGAAGCGTTGGGTGATGCGGTTGAAGAAAACTATGGAACTTATCAATATGTTAAATTATCTGATATTATAGATAATTACATGGTTGGTTATGTTGGTGATGGTAAAATAATACAACAAGCTAAAAAATCAGATGTGTTGTTTTTTGCAAAAAGATCTTTGCAAGAATTTAGTTATGACACTTTAAAAAGTATTAAATCTCAAGAATTAACAATACCTGAGAGCTTACAATTAATAATGCCTCAAGACTATGTTAATTACGTATCACTGTCTTGGATAGATAACTTAGGTGTAAAAAGACCTATATATCCAAATAACAACTTAACAACAAATCCTTACTCTAAACTATTACAAGACAACAAAGGAATACCTACGCAGGATAATTTTGGAGAAGACTTAGAAGGAACATCATTAACAGTAGAAAGATGGAGAGACGCAAATGACAAGCTAATAAACAATCAAGCTTATAATCAATTTTGGGACGATGCAGCTTACGGCTTGTATGCTGATGGTTTCTATGGATCTGGTCCTTGGAATTGGGGAAGATTATACGGTCTTGATCCGCAAACCTCTCAAACAAACGGTTGGTTTGGGATAAACGAAAGAGATGGTATGTTTACTTTTTCTAGTAATTTAGTAAACAAACTTATAGTTTTAGAATACATATCTGATGGCTTGGCTTATGATCTAGATACTAGAGTTCCAAAGCTTGCCGAAGAGGCAATGTATATGAGTATATCATATAATTTACTAGCTAATAGAGCTAACACATCAGAAGGTATAATAGCTAGATTTAAAAAAGATAGAAGAGCTGCTCTTCGAAACGCTAAGATAAGATTATCTAATATTAAACTTGAAGAAATAGTACAGGTTATGAGAGGTAAATCTAAATGGTTAAAACACTAAAATTTAATGGCTAAAGTTCAAAATACTTTTTTAAAGTCCAAGATGAATAAAGACTTGGACGCTCGTATATTGCCAGAGGGTGAGTACAGAGACGCTAGAAACGCACAAATAAGTAAGTCTGAAAGTTCTCAAGTTGGAAACTTAGAAAACACTTTAGGTAATAGGTCTATACAAAATTACCAAACATTAACTCAAAGCACAAATATAAAATGTATAGGACATTTTTCAGATGAAATAAATTCTACAGTTTATTTGTTTTTTACTGATTACGTTGATCCTTTTCCAAACAGATTTATATATAATCCTTCAGCTAAAAACTTTATAATATCTACAAATGTTTTAACTAATCAGTCTAGTATATTAGTTCAAGGCGCTTTTTTAAACTTCTCTCAAACAAATATTATAACTGGAGTTAACATACTAGAAGATCTATTATTTTTTACTGACGATAGAAATCAACCTAGAGTAATAAATACTTTATTAGCAAACCCAGATCCTACTAATATATTTCCTACTTATTATTTAACTGAAGATCAAATATCAGTAGCTAAATACAATCCATACAGTTGTATGGAAATGTTTCAAAAAAGCATTTTAGATCCAGGTGAATATGAAACTACTATGAAAGATGTTAGTAGTAAATTTTTACCTAACGGAGGTCAAGCTACAACTACCAGTAATCAAACAGGCGCTAGTATAAATGTAACTCTTAATATTGTAGGTCAAGTTAATACATCGACGTCTCCTTGGGGATCCGCAAGTGTTTCACTATTTGATTCATTTGATAACACTATAATACCTACTGGAGCAACAGTAAATAGCATTACTTTAAACACTACAACAACACCAAACAGTTACGATATTGCATTAAGCACTAGCATAACAACCACTACAACAAGAAACACATTAGTGTTTGAACCAAACCCGTATTTTAACGGAGCTTTTGGTGGAGATCCAGATTACTTAGAAAGTATATTTCCAAGGTTTAGCTATAGATTTAAGTTTACAGATAATACATATTCTATATTTGCGCCTTTTACACAAATAGCTTTTATACCAAAGCAAGATGGTTATTTTATGTTTGCTGAAAGTCCTGATCAAGAAAAAGACGATCAAAACGAAGCTTATAGAAGTACAATAGTTTATTTTGTAGAAAACAAAGTAAACAATATTGGTTTAAGAATACCATTACCTTTTAATAACTATACTCTATCAAATGCTTTAAAAATAGAAGAGATAGATATACTGTATAAAGAATCTGATGGTATTGCTGTTAGAGTTGTAGAGACTATACCAATAGGCAGAATTCAAAGTCAATCAGGCGTTTGTTTGACCAATGGCGCTCAAACACCAGGAACTTCGGGTAATAATATAGCGATAGATGGTCTTCAAGGCGGTATAACAATAGGTGATCCAATAACAGGTCCAGGTATTGATGATGGAACTACAATTTTAAGTTTTACACCTACAGATCCTAGCAACGCTGTATCTGGAAACATAACTGTAAGCTCAACTGTTCCTATATTAGATGACAATGTTTTATTAACAATAGGTAGTCCAAACTTTTTTGTTTATGATTACACATCTACAAAACCTACAAAAACTTTACCTGAATCTAATTTAGTTAGAGTTTTTGATAAAATACCAGTAAGAGCTAAGGCTCAAGAAGTCACTGGTAATAGGGTTATATATGGTAATTTTTTAAATAAAATTGATCCACCTGCTTTTTTAAACTACAACGTAGCTTCTACTATTAAACCTCAATTTACAATAAACGAAGTAACTGCAGCTTATGCCGGTGCGGCGGCAACGTATACAGCTTTTACAGATACTATAGCTATAAATGTATCAAAATCAACTTTACCTTGGTACGTTGGATATGTTATAACATCTAATACATACGGAGTTATAATTCCTCCAGGCACGCAAATAGCTAGTACAGATAGCAACACTACAGGTGCAGCTAATATAACATTAACTGAAACAGTTACTTTTCCAGCAGGCACACCTGTAAACGTTGTTTTAATAATGGAACCTGGGGCTGATACAGAAAACTCAGAGTCTATTATAGAATATCCAAATCATTCTGTTAAAACAAATAGAAATTATCAAATTGGTTTTGTGCTTTCAGATAGATACGGAAGACAATCAAGCGTTATACTGTCTAATAATGAAACTAAAATAAAAGTTTCTGGAGTAGAATATTCAGGCTCTACTTTATTTTCTCCATATATAGATGAAAGTATAAATAAAACTGCTTGGCCAGGTAATTCTTTGAAAGTTTTAATGAACGAACCTATTAATGAAAATTTATATAATGGAGATGTAACAAGTGCAGATTATAATCCTTTAGGTTGGTATTCATATAAAATAGTTGTAAAGCAAACAGAACAGGAATATTACAATGTTTATCTTCCTGGTATTATGGCCTCTTATCCTGAGGATCGAACGCTTGAAATTGGTCAAACATCTCATATTGTTTTAATAAATGATAATATAAATAAAATTCCAAGAGATTTAACAGAGGTTGGTCCTGATCAAAAACAGTTTAGAAGTTCTGTTCAACTATTTGGTAGAGTTCAAAATATAACAACAGGCTCTATACCTGTTTCTGGAAACACTAACACACAGTATTACCCAGGAACTAATTCAGATACTGTTTCAATAATTTCTACTGTTAATGATTTATTTGATTACGATCCTATAAACCCAAATCAACCAAATTATTTTCCTCAGTTTTATTCTTTAGATTCAAATCCTTTAATAGCTAGGATATCGACAGAAGCTCAAATAGGACAAATAGCAACAACTGGTCAAACATATAACTACATACCAGCTGCTGGTACCGTAGTAAATCCTCCTAACACTGCTGGTTCGAATCCTGGTACACCTGTAACTCCACTAACACCAGCGAATAAAATACTTATAACAAACGTAGCTAGCCAAATAGCTATTACAGCAAATAGTCTTGTAAATTACTTAGTAACAGGTCAAGGTGTACCAGCTGGAACGTACGTAGGCGCTAACGACGCGCCAATTGCAGATGGCAGTGTAAATAATATAACTCTAGTTGACAGTGCTAATAATTCTGTTTTTGTAAATTTAACAGATGGAATAGAAGTAACTTTTACGCCGGCGTCAGCTACAACAGATTTATTAACGCCAGGTATTCAGTATTTAGCTGTTTATGAAACAGAAGCTGTAGAGAGTGCTATTGATATATTCTGGGAATCATCTTCAACTGGTTTAATAGGTGATCTTAACGCGGCTATACTAAACAATCAAGATCAACCTGCTGGGTCAAATATAACTTGGAACCCAAGTGATTTCACTGAAGGTTTAGCCGCAGGAGGTAACATATTAAATGGTAACGGATTTAACATAGTAGATAATTTTGGACAAACAATAACTATAGATCCATCAACTGACACTGTAGAATTTGGAGCGCCTAACGATTTACCTGCAATAACAGATGGTGCCGGAAATGATTGTAATGGATCTCCTTCTACAAGCGCAACTCAAGTTAGAGATTATTTTAGACTAGTACCAGGATCAAATACAGGTCCTTGGCAAGTTAGAACAACGTCTCAAGCAGATGGTTTAGCAGAAGATGTAAATTATTTTGATAATATTTTTTACATGTATGATCAAAATGAAGCTCTAAGACAGTTTAATTTTAATTTTAAAATAACAGTAGGTGGTCAAGTTAATTACGTAACAAATCTTCAAGCTAATCTCCAAAATGTAGCACCTGAATATTTCAAAATAATAGCTAAAAATACTGTTAATGCTGGTGATATAACGTATGGTCCAGGTGGAAATCTTCCACTTCAAGAATTTATACCTGTAAGAACTAGAAAAAATACTGAAGATATTGCAATTATAAACTTTAGTAATGGTTCCGCTAACAAAGATAATACTTTAAGTAATGGAGCTTTATCTGTTAAAGATCTAGAAATGATTAATTCTTTTGGTGAAGATTTTAGCGTTTATGATCAAAGAATAGGTAGTCCAAATGGACAACCAGCTGAGGTATTATTTATGGGTAATACAGAACCTATATTTACTATTCAAGAAGAATCTAGTAATGAAGCAGGAACCTTGCAGGCGAAACTAATAAATCAATTTGCAGGATCAAATCAAGCAAACGTGCCTGCCGCTCTTTATTACGTAACATTACTTATACAAGATGGTCAAACTACTGTTGAACAAAAGTTTGAAATTGATATGAGACTAGAGCTCACCAACGATAACTTTTTAAATAAATTTCAGAGATCTAAAGACTTAGGGCCAGGAAATACTCAAAATCAACAATCAGGCTTTGTTTATCCAGCTTATGATACGTTTACTAGATATGCAGCTTGTGGAACCAATGATTTTTACGCCGGCGGTGCATATGATTCATTAGATTGGAAATCTTATAATATGACATTAATAAATCTACCCGCAGGAACACCGGGCGTAGGAAATGATGAAATTGGTTATTATATATATGCTCTTGGGTTCTTTAAAAACCACGATCCAGTTTTAATCGGAGGTTGTCAACAAGAATATTCTCCTAGCGTAGACTTGGTTACTTACTCTCAAGGTGCTAATGAAGTTTTTAACAACACTATAACA